AGTAAATGTTATACCATTACAAGCGGTAGGCATTAGCTGGATGTTTGTAACAGTTCCTATTGCATCTTGAAATTCAGTGCTTGTAGCCAAGTCATATACAGATGTATAATCTCTTGGCAAAAAGAACGTAAATGATATTGATACGTTTGTGGTTTCTTGTGCAGGAGTAGAACTAGTAAAAGTACTATGTGTATATGTGATATCAATACTAATAGCTGCTCCAGATACCAGTGACAGCCCCGTCAAATCAATTTGGAAAGCTGAGTCACCTATTGTTTGTGACCCATCAATAGTATATACACTGCTTATAGTTGAGTCAGGTATTTGTGTGTCTCCAACAGATTCACTAGTAAGGCTAGTTTCGTATAAAAATTGTACATCACTACCATTGCTATCTACTAAATCATATCCTTCAATGTAATTAGCATACATCAACCTATTACCCATTATTGTCTGAGCCTTAGCTTGTAGTGGTACGTTGTCGTATAATCTTAATATCTCTGAATCAGGAAGAACTGTAAATATCTTACTGTTACTGAATAAGAACGTGTAGTTTGCATTATCCACATATCCTTGCTTTTGTTTATCAAGCTTCTCAATTACTTTGATAACATTTGAATCAGCCTCCTTAAACAATAAATCAATACCTCTTACTAAAGGTCCACCAGTGTTAAATGTGATATTAACTCCATTCGCCTCATTGACCATACCTTCGTTTAGGAAGCTATTGATACTAAAGTCAAATGGATTAGGGATAAATGCAGGAGCACTAAACTGAGATATTGCAGAGTACTCGTTATCAGCATATCTATATCTATATGCAAAGCATAAGAATCTAGTCTCCATAAAATTCTCTTGACCATTTAATCTTATGGGAGTAATGCTTGGAGATTGAATAGGTGGTTTTTTTATAACCAACAATTGCTCTGCCAATATTGGACTATCAATATTTAATGTTGGTATAGAGTACAATCTTGTTGGGTTAATGAACCTAGGTGGATTCAAATCATCTGTAAAGAACAATAAGTTCTCATTTAGAGTACCGGTTTTAATTAGGCTAATCCCTGTGATTAGATAACTTTCATTGAAATTCAATGTAGTATTTACGCCACCTCCATCGTCAATGCTGACAACGTGATAAGTCAATATACCAGTTATTACATTAAATGAAACTATCAAGTCTAGTTTCCCAGTAGCTCCCACTGGAAAGTCTGGGTCGTGAACAAACCAATATAAAGTATTAGCTTCTCCATCCTCATATGCCCCTATACATTTAGCAAGGTTACTCAAGGATGTGCCGTCAATATAGGTAAGGCTAGTAAGCTGCTCATTCCCTTTAGTGTTTTCAATTACTCCAATCTCGGATAATTCGGTAGACCCCATACGCACGTTCATTGCGTCAATGTATTCTCCTTCGGGTAAAAGACGCTCGTCAGTTACCTTATTCATTCTACCAGCTACAAATGTTCTTGTGAATTTTGGCATATTACTTTAACCATTTATCATTACCACGCAGACTCATCAACAATCTACCGGGATGTATATTACTTATTCTAATTTTAGCGTTCCTTAACAATGCTTGCTTTTCTTTTCTTGCACGAGCAACAATGTACTCTTGCACATTCAGCTTGGATGCTAACATCTCATACTTGATACACGCATACACATATTGCTCAAACAATTTGTTAACTGATATAGCAGACTCGTCACCGTTTTCCATTCCATCAGATACGTACTCAAGTATGCATAACTGACCACGCATATCACTATTGAAGTTTATAACACCTCTCTTCTTGTCTACGTTGAATGTTGGGTTGATGTTAGCAGTTTCAGTATTCAATCCGAACCTTTCCCCAAACCAATAATCAAAATACCACATCCCATCTATGTACCACCCTTCCTGTCCGTCAAACATATGACCGGGATTCAAGTAAATGTTTTTCTTTGAACCTTTTAATCTATCGTAATCTATAGTTGAGTTCTGAGGTTCAAGGATATTCCCATTCATATCAAACAATATAAACCCATCATTATCCTGCAAGTATGCATTAGATGAAAGGGTTTGGATGTTTTCAGTCATTGGTCTTAGATACCCGTCCTTATACAATGATATGCGAACCCAGTTCACATAATCTGATGGCAACACAAATATTAAATTGTCAGCCACTGTAAGTTCTAGGACCTTGATTTCTTTGAATGCATCATAGTTTAATTCTTGTATCGCACGTTTTGCGTGGAAAAGTATTTTGTATCGTGCTTCATTACTAATCAATGATAAATCTCCTGTGTACATTAGCTGAAAGTTTTTAACTATATCAGCCAAACTAACATATTGGTACGAACCCCAGTTAGCATCTTCTGGGGTTGTACCGTTGTTGGTATAGTATTGATATTGGGATATATATGCCATAATTTTTATTGTTGTACACTAAGTGTAGGTTCTTCGTGTGCTTGTTGTGCCATACCAAATTGAGCAACTTCTGTTTCTCTGATAGACATACCTGCATACTCAAGAATTTTTGTAACCAATTTGTATTCATAATCAATTGGCAATTCAAAATCTTGATAGTCTGGTTGAGTCTGGTCAAATACAGGCTCACCTCCTAATAGATTTATGTATGTCCATTTCGGAGCAAGAGGATATCTGAAATAATTCATTACAACTTGACCAATCAATCTATATGATGGTGGCATCACAGTTATCTTGTCACCTTGCAAAGAGTATGTTGGGAACAATACAGATGATGCAGTTAGCAATGATGTGTTTAAAAGTACTAATTTATCTTGAGTGATTTTTTCAGCTTCAACAGCACTGCTTGCTTTATATATAGCAAACCCCTCTCCGGGAATTGTAAATATATCATTATTGATATTTATAACAGTAGAGCTAACAACCTGTATTACTTGTGCTATTTGATTAGTAGTTGAATTTACAACAACATCTCCAGCTACAATACCAAGTGTATTGAAAGAAGCAGCGGCATCAACCAACTGCCCTGATACAACAGTAGTGTTGCTCCCAAATGCATATTGCGTTGGATAACATATAACTCTTGAAATTAAATATGAGCTGTCCCCAGTAGTAATCAGTGATGGTGAATAATAAACATTACCCAAGTAATTGCTTAATGGCTTAGTCACGTTAAATATTTCCAATAGCTCCTCATAAGTTTGAAGGATATCTCCATATCCTTCATACATCTGTTTCATATTCTGTCCAACAGAAAGTTTATTATATGCAGAAAAAGCTTCTTCAAACATTTCCATTTGAGCTTGAGCTGCAAATAAATTAAAATCAGAAGGAGATATATACCCGTAGTTATTCTTATTCAAGATTGACAATACGGTGTTTCTTACTTCATTAATCATCGTGCCTTTTTATACAAAGATAAATAAAAAAAAAGAGGGTGATTGCACCCTCCTCTTTTAACCTTAAACATAAATATGGAAAACTTATATACTGGTTTCTAGTAGCTTCAAAGCGTCAATGCCTTCATCGCTCTGCAAATAGACAGCAACGCTAGTATATGGGTCTGAATCGAAAGGAACATTCATCATCTTCTTCTTGTTAGATGTGGTGTTGAACCACACTTCTTTTGTTCCGTTCTTAAATATCAGCAAGTTAGCAGCAAAGAATCTGTGTACGTTTGCTTCAAGCTTCAACATAGGGTCGTTGATTGAATCCAAGAAACTCTTTGGTTGATTCTTAGCGTAAAGCAATACATCACGCTTAATCTCTGCCGAGCTATACTTGGATGGGTCTCTACCGAACAACACTCTAAATACCATCTCCATTTGTTCAAATGGCATTGAGCGTGCTTCGATAAGGGCATCAACCTCGTAGTTGATTTCTTCCATCTCTAACTCAGCATCTTTCTCGTTGTCAACCTCTTCAAACAATCTACCATTCAAGGGATGGTAATAAAGGAATTGTTGCAACACTTGGTTTTCTTTTGGTACAATCAACATACCATCTTCAAATACCACAGGCTCTAGTATGAAATTACCATCCTGCTCATCTTCAAATGGTGACTTTTGATTTCGTGCATAACGCAATGCACGGTTTAATCCGGTCTCTTCATCAAAATGCATCAAAGGATATCTTCTAGTATTTCTTGAAGGGATTGTGTAAGACAATGGGCTCATCCCATTCTTTAACTTG